AGAGCCTTAAAAAATTTGAAATCCAAAGTAATTAAGAATAAGCAAAATCAATTTTTATTTGATATAAAAGAATTTGTGAATAAATCTGTTGTTAAAAGAAACCAAAAATTAAAAGCCGCTTACATTCAAAAAAAGAAAGACAATTTAGATTGATTCTTCTAAAGTTTTTAACTTAAGAAAATTTAATTGGTCAAACTTTTCAGCTTTTAATCTATCAATTGTTTCAGATAATTTTGTTTTTAATTCAAATTCTTCTTCTTTTTCTAATAGAGTATTAAGCTTTGTAATTGCACTTTCACGTATTGTTTCAAATTTACCCTCAAGAGTTTTAGTATCCTCAGACATTAATTGGATAAATTCTTTTTTAGATGATTCATCTAAATTTTCAATATAATTAGTTATAGTTTGGTTAGCGATTCTAACCATAGATTTTAAAGGAATATTAATTGATTCTTTTACAATTGTTTTTGTGGAAGTTAAAACATTAACAATGTTTTTCTTTGAATTTACCCTCTCCAATAAATTCAACTTATTTGTATAAACTAATGAATCAATATCTGAATATTTGTTTTCAACAGATTCAGATAATGTTTTTGGTAATTTAATGTTTGTTAATAATTTTTGAATTAAACTTATTCCTTCCTCTAAAAAATCTTTAGCGTCAGTTTCGTTTAATCCTTGTGGCGTGCTTAGTTGGTCATACAAAGAATACAATTTAGACATAGTTTTGTTGTTCAAAACATTATGTTTGAATTCCTTCAAGGATTTTTTGAACTCTACCTCGTTTGTGTAGGTTTCAATTAGTCTGTTTTCAATTATGGATTTTACTTTTCCGAATGTCATTTTAAGAGGTGTTTGAATATAAATATTATGAATTCAGTAACTTATCCAATTCTTTTGAAATTTCTCCTAAAGAATCTTGCCCTTGACCAAAATCTATGTAAGTTGAACCCTCAATGATATTACGTTCAACCAATAAATTCATATTTCGAGCCATCAAAGATTCGGGTGTAACTTCACCTCCTGGCGGTGGTGGTGCAACTTCACCTCCTCCTTCTGCTGGTGGTGGCGCTCCTCCCAATTCTTCTCCTCCCGCAGGTGGTGGTGGTGAACTAAACGCTCCCAATCCTCCTCCTAATTCTTCTCCACCTCCTGGTGTTGTTGACGCTCCCGCATTTGCAGTAGCTCCTGAAGGATTACCATATAGTTTGTCAATATTATCAAATATACCTGTTTTAGTAATAACTGTAGGAGTTGCTTTAAGTTCTTCACCAACAGCTCTTTCAATTCTTTGTTGTTGTAAATCCAATCTGATTTCTTCATCAGAGAATCCAAAGATGTGTTTCTTAGCCCATGTTGATGATACAGGTTGAATACCGTTTCCTGGGTCGGCAACCAAATCTTTATACAATAAAACTTTTTCTTTCCACACATCAATTTTCAATAAATCTGCTTGTGTAGATGGGTTAGTGAGTCCTAATGTGAAGTTTTGCAATTCATCTTCAAATCCTAATAAAAATAAGTGAATGATTGCAATTTTGTTCATTTCGGCAATCATACTTTTTTGAATTCTGTTGATTGTACGAGCAAAACGAATGTCTTGTAATGATAAGTTTTTACCATCGCCAACAACCTCTTCAAATCCTAAAAATGCTTTTGGGACACGAAGTGCTGTTAATAATTTCTTTTGAATATATTCAATATCGGCAATCTCTGATAAGTTAGTTGCACCTGGTAATGTTGTAATTGGGTCTGGCGCCGCAGGGTCACGAACGGGAATAAAATAATCTTGGTCAACCGCCATTTGGTTGAATCTCATATCTACGTTTCCTGTTTTTGAATCTACAACTTGTTCCCTTTTGAACTTATTGGCAACACGGTTTACATATGCCTCAACATCATCGTCATTCATGTTTCCAACAAACACTTTGAACATTTTTCTTTCAGGTGCCCTTGATGTACGATAGATTAACATAGCATCTTCACAAAGTAATAACTGTTTCCAAATACGTCTTGCTTTTTCCAACATAGATGTACCATAAGGAAGTTTTCTATCATCACCTAATAATCTAAAGTGAGCAATTTCCCATGATTGGAATTCCATGTTTCTATTTTTCCAAGTAAAGTGAAGTGCTTTTTTGTTTTCATCTTTTTCTTGTGTAATATCCACGGTAATTTTGGCGGTAACCCCAACCTCATGACGTTCAATTTCAATTGTTGGTAATTGTTGACAACCAACAACTCCTTTTTCAGGGTCCAACTTTAAATAAACAAAGTTATCACCATACTTACAAGTGTTTCTTGTCCACATTGGTAAGTTGGTGTTGATATCCAAGTTGTTGTTGAATAAATCTGCTAATACAGATTTAATACGTTTTGATTCAGAATAAATTTGAAGAATGAAACCATCTTCATTTGTTGTTGTAGATTCCTCAGAGTAGATATCTAACGCAGCAGAAATCTCAGGAGTATACTCCATTGATTCATAATCATACTGTGCAGACAATCTTGATGGTTCATAATAAATTGCTTGGGAATATAAGTTGTTTTCAACTTTTGCCCATTGGTTTGTTAAATAATAAGTTTGTTGAGCTTGAAGTTTTTCTCTTTCAAAATCATCACGATTTGTAGTACGCAGAAGTTCTTTCTTATCAAACTTGAAAGTTGGATAATCCTGTTTTAACAGTGAATTTGGGCCGAATGTTTTGGATAGCCTCTGCCAGACCGTTAGATTTTGTTCACTCATAATACAATTTTACTAATTATTTTGATAATATAAATACTTATCCAGCTCCAAATAACCATCCATATTTTTGATAATCTGCCTTCGAAGCCTCACCATGATTACTCATTCCATTACCTCTACCCATCTGTGGTACCATTGGGTTAAAAAATTCGGACGAGTTTTTATTTTCATTTACGGTTGTTGACCATGAGTTAATCATTGCTTTGGTATGATTTGTAACTTTTTCTAAAGATTGGAATGATTTTTCAGCAACATATAATGCCATAGAAACACCCATGATACAATCATCATGATGTCCTTTTTGGTGGTCAGGTCTACCGTTGATGTAAATAAAGGTATTCATTTCATTGTATAATCTATTTGAATATACTTTAAATCCATGTCTAACACCTTCTTCAAACGCAGCAATAATTTGAACTCTTTTTGAATTAAAATTAATACCAGGTATTTTTTCATTTATTTTTGGGTCCCACTTCCATTTGTTTGTGGTATCAACGTTGTCTATGTATAACCCACCTTGGTAACTTAACTCTTGAAGTTTTCTTGCGGTAGAAATACCCATACCACCTGTGATATCAATTACACAATAAGCATTATACATTGTACCCCATTTATATGCAATTTCCGCCAATACATCTGGTGGAATTTTGGCAACATATTCTAACACTTGTTCTCTTTCATCAAAATCGATGATTTGAATACACGAGAAGTCCTCAGAGTCACCTCTTGATACATCGACACCCATTACGTACTTGTGACCGTTTACGGGTTCTTTAAATATCCATAATGAACCTCCCATTAGTTTAGCTTGTGGGTCACGCAATGTGTTTTTGGAAATGTTCTGCATTAATTCAGATTCAAACACGTTATCACCTGAACCTAAGAAGTTACATTCTAACTCCTGAGCCACTTTTCTTCTGTCAAATTTCAACTTTTTAACCATACTTTCAAACCACGCAGAACAAGGTTTGTACCCTTGATTCATGTACTCGGTTGTGATTGAATGGTCTCTTTCATATGGATTTTCCATAGACAACTCCACAATATCTTTGTCAGAATATTCTTCTCGGTTTAATAAAAAGTGAACCAAGTCATTAGTTTTAACCATATACAAATCTTTTGTATATCTCGGGTCACGATACCAAAACATCTCAGATATTTTGAAATCGTTCATGTTTCTTAATGATTGGTCGTAAATTTCATAATAAATTGGGTCATATCCGTTTGGAGTGGACACAACAATTACTTTACCCCCTGTAGATAGGGACGCCATACAGGCAGACCAGAAATCTGAGTCCGCTTCAATAAACGCCGCCTCGTCAAAT